GAGGCTGTTGCCGCTGCTGCACAAGCAGCTGCTAATGCAGCAGTGAGTGGTGCAACTCCAAGCCAAGCTGCCGATTATGGTCGTGCTGCCGCCGCTACTTTTGCCGGTGATATTGATTATGCATCTATTTCTGAGGGAGTTACTGTTGATGCTCCTCCAGATACTGGTGTAACTACTAGCCCTGTAAGCGCACCAGACATTGACTCCTCAACATATGGCCCCGGAGATTTTGGCCCCGGCTCGACCAGTTCTGCTACAGGCACTGGCAACCCCGGCGAGGCAGAAGCTGGCGGCTTTGGTTATGCTAAAGGCGGCTTCATTACAAAGAAAAAGAAAAAGAATGTCGTTGTTAAATCTAAAAGAGGACTTGCTTCTAGATAATAGTGTATAATATAAATACTATAACCAGTGGTGGGCTGGCTAGTAATTAATATCTTCCCACCATTAATGGCTACCTATTCCCCAAGCAGAGCTTGGCTTACATTAGCCCCAACCTTTGGAAACTAAATGACAGATGTCGTAATACCGCAACCAGTTAAAGTTGCTGCCTTTGCTAAACGTAATAAGAATACTGATCGTATCGAACAGGATGAAGAAGAGATTCGCAAATTAGAAGAGCAGCGTAATGCTCCACCAACTACTCCTGTTAAAACAGATGATGACCTTGACGGCCCTGAGCCAACAGACGCTGAAGAGCGAACCTTTAAGAAGCGCTATGGTGATCTTCGTAGGCATTCACAAAAGATGCAGCTTGATCTGCAAACTCAACTTGATTCCGTAAAAGAACAACTTGAGAAGACAGCCGCTAAAGAAATGAAGCTTCCATCAAGTGAGACTGATCTTGCTCAGTGGATGCAAGCCTATCCAGATGTTGCAAAGATTGTTGAAACCATTGCTATGAAGAAAGCAAAGGAACAGTCTCAAGGTATTGAAGAACGGCTCAAGCGCATTGACGATCTTGAGAAGCAAGCCCTTATTGATAAAGCTGAAGCCGACCTAATGCGTCTGCATCCAGACTTTGCTGAGATTAAACAGGATGATGATTTCCATGATTGGGTGGAGCAGCAACCTAAATGGCTGCAACAAGCCCTATATGAGAATGATACTGACGCTGTTGCTGCATCTCGTGCCATTGATTTGTACAAATCTGATAAAGGTATCAAGACTCGTACTAAGAAAGATGACACTAAAGACGCAGCGCGTAGTATTAATACTCGCTCTGAGCGCAATACACCATCAGCTACTAATACAGAAGGTGTATTCTCAGAGAGCCAAGTTGACAAAATGACTGTGCAACAATATGAGGCTAATGAAGAAGCCATCGTTGCATCCATGCGTAATGGTACATTTGTTCGTGATTTGTCCGGCGGTGCGCGATAACGCTTGACAAATTTAGAACTATGTAATATAACTTACCTTAATTCCGTGGTGAAAAAGATAGCTCCTTTAGTAACCACGGTTTAGTATCGCAAGTAACAAGTTACCCGATAACCCGACATCGTTAGCCGTCAGTTGAAAATATAACTAGTGTATTTTTTGTTGACCACCTATAGCATTGAGGCCCGATAGACTGATACCTGTGAATGTTTCAAGCCTAATATAAAGGAAACTATCATGGCTTTTCAAGCATCTGCCAATTATGGCAATCTACCCAATGGCAATTTTTCGCCAGTTATCTATAGTAAGAAGGTACAAGTAGCCTTCCGCAAATCGTCTGTGGTTCAAGCAATCACTAATACCGACTACTTCGGTGAAATCAACTCTTATGGGGATAGCGTTAAAGTTATCAAAGAGCCAGAGATCACTGTCAATGCCTATGCTCGTGGTACGCAAGTAACTTCACAAGACTTGGAAGACAGCGACTTTACCCTCCAAGTTGACAAGGCCAACTACTTCTCGTTCAAAATGGACGATATCGAAGCTGCTCACTCGCATGTCAACTTCATGCAGATGGCAACTGACCGTGCTGCCTATCGCCTCAAAGATCAGTTTGATGCTGAAATCTTGGGCTATATGTCTGGTTACGCACAGTCTACCATTGGTGCCGTTGCTAGCGCTGTCAACACCACTGTGTCTGGCACCAAAGCTGTCTCCACTGCTGGCTCTGACGAACTGTTGACTACAATGAAGCTGATCAAAAGCAGCTTCACCAACATCACCACTAGTTCCGCTGGCGATCATTCGATCCCTATTGCACCACGCCTTCCCGGCGCTACTGCTTTGCCTACAGCCACTGCATCCCCATTGATGATCATCGCTCGTATGGGTCGTTTGCTCGACCAACAGAACGTGGACACCAATGGTCGCTGGATTGTGCTTGACTCAACCTTGGTTGAGATGTTCAAAGACGAAGACAGCCGCTTGCTGAATGGTGACTTCGGTGGTGCTGGTCTGCAAAACGGCCTCATCCTGAACAACCTGCACGGCTTCAAGGTGTATGTGTCGCAAAACCTGCCAAAGGTTGGCACTGGTCCCGGCACTGCTGGTACTGCTAACCAGAACTCCAACTATGGTGTGATCGTTGCTGGTCATGACAGCGCTGTTGCCTCTGCTGAGCAGATCAACAAGACTGAGACATATCGTGACCCTGACAGCTTCGCTGACAGTGTTCGCGGCATGCACCTCTACGGAAGAAAGATCCTACGTCCGGAGGCAATCGTTACTGCGAAGTTCAACGTAGCATAGTGCTAAAGTATTACACTAAAGCAACAGAAGGGGGCTTCGGCTCTCTTCGTTTCAAACTCTTAACAAAGGAAATTTATCATGGCAACTATTGATCTCTCCAGCGGTATTGGTAATGGGCAACACCATTCCCGTTCGCTTGGTCGTCTCCCTTATGTGGTTGAAAAAACCATCAACTTTGCAACTGCTACTACCTCTAAAGGTAGCGCGTTGGCTGCTGCTGATGTCATCGAAGCAATTGACGTTCCTGCACAATCCGTTGTGTTGAACGCTGGTTACGAAGTGACCGCCACCATCACTGGTGACGTTACTATTGACGTTGGTGTCACTGGCATTGACGCTGACGTATTTATTGACGGCGCTACGCTGGCTGCTGCTACCTCAGTTGGCACTTTCGCTCAAAACGCTGCTGCTTTCCAGCCTGTCGTAATTGGTGCTAGTGCTGACACCATTGACTTGCTGATTGCAACTTCGACCACCGCTATCTCCGCTGGAACAGTGCGCGTGTGGGCTTTGGTTGTGGATGTGTCTGACAATGACGCTCCCGGCGCTGCTGACCGCGATCAACTGGCTTAATAGCAAGTAACTAGGAAGGGGGCTTCGGCCCTCTTCTTTTCTGTTTTAACAAAGCTAATATGTCATCAACCTATCTTGCTCTTACGAATGAATTGCTGCGCCGCTTGAATGAAGTAGAGCTTGACTCTACCAACTTTGCTGCTGCCCGTAATGTCCAAGCTCTTGCTAAAGACTCCATCAATTCATCCATAAGGGAAGTGCTTCATTCTGGACAAGAATGGCCTTTCACACTCATCACATATCCACAAACTCTCACTGTAGGTCAGGCATCTTATTCATTTCCAGCTGACCTAAGCAGTGTCGATTGGGAAAGCTTCTATATTAAGAAGCTTAACGATAGTAATGAACCCGGCAAGCTGCCTGTCATTACATATGTTGAATATGTAGACAAGCATCGTGGTCAAGATGAGACAAACGGCACAGGTGGATATGGTCCAACTAGTGCAATTAGTCAAACTCAAGAATCAAAGTTTCTTGTGACACCACCACCAGACCAAGCCTATATCATTGAATATAAATACTGGAGCTTTCCAGCTTCTTTAAGTTTGTTCTCAAGTGTTTGCTCTATTCCAGAGCGTTTCAACAATGTAATCATTGATGGCGCTATGATGTTCATGATGCTGTTCCGTAGCAATGAACAAAGTGCTGCCATCCATAAAGACAAGTTTGAACAGGGCATCAAAGGTATGCGCCGCTTGTTGATGGATGAGCCATTGTACATGCGCTCTACAATGATTATGAAGCCGGTCACATCCTTCAGGGTGCTGAATGGCTGATAAGATTCAGGCGTATAAAGTAAGCTGTCAAGGTGGCTTAGACACCAACAAGGACATGCTTGCTCAGGGTGAGTTGTATCCCGGCAGCGGTCTTCAGCTTATCAATTATGAGCCATCTATCACTGGTGGGTATCGCCGTATCAGCGGCTATACAAATACATATGGCACAGTTCCCGGCGAAGGTTCTGTACTTGGTGTAAATATCTCTGAGAATTTAAACAATGGAATATTTGCTTGCCGTAAGCCCACATCTCCATCGACTAGTTATTTCTACCGCTACAATACTTCTACGTCTGCATGGGTCGCTATTACCACTACTGCTGGTGTAACAATGGTTGGTGTCAAGAAGGTTCGCTTTGAGAATCTGTCTTGGGGTGTGGATAAAATGGTGCTAGCTGATGGTATTAATCGTGCAGCTGTCTATGATGGTACAACCTATACGCAGCTTGCTTCACCAGCACCAGCAAAACCTAAGTTTGTAACACAGTTTGCTAATCATTTATTTTTAGCCGGTGATACAACTGATCCTTACAACTTGTATTTTTCTGCACCGCTAGCTGAGACAGACTTCACTCCAGCCAATGGTGCTGGTGTTATTAATGTGGGGTTTCCAATTGTACAAATTAAAAGCTTTCGTGAGTCACTATATATCTTTGGTAGGAACAACATCAACCGGCTTTCTGGAACAAGTATTGCCGACTTTAGGATTGAAGAAGTCACTACCAATCTTGGCTGTGTTGCTTCTGATAGTGTTATTGAGCTTGCTGGTAATTTAATATTTCTTAGCCACGATGGATTTAGACCAATTTCTGGCACTGCTCGTATTGGTGACATTGAACTTGAGACTATTTCTAAACAGGTACAGAGTAGTGTTGTTTCGATCATTGATGAACTAGTTGCAGGTAGTATTGATACTGAAACAGTTAGCATGGTCGTGCTAAATAGGAAGAGTCAGTTTCGGTTTATGCTACCAACTGAAGGCTTGTTTGGCTTTATTGCTGGCATCCGTAAAACAGATCGTGGTAGCGCCTTTGAATATAGCTTGTTGTTTGACATGGTGGTATCATGTGCTACTAGTGGATATATTGGATTTAACGAAACTATTCTTCATGGTGCTTCTAACGGCAAAGTTTATAAGCAAGAAACTGGTAATAACTTTGATACTCGTGAAATTCTTAGCGTCTATCAGACTCCATATTTCTACTTTGAAGACCCCACTATCCGTAAGAACTTCTATAATATAACTACATTCTTGCGTAGCGAGGGAAGCACTAACATTGTCTTCTCAGTTTCGTATGACTTTGAAGATAGTGTTAATGTTTTTAATCCGTCAAACTTTGCAATAACAACAGCGGGTGCGGCTTCTTATTATAATACAGCTATATATGATAGTGGAGCTATATACGATGGTAATCCTTCACCAGTGGTGAAGACAAACATTTCAGGCTCTGGCTTCTCTGTTTCATTTAAGTATGTAACATTTGATACAAATGCTAGCCATAACATTCAAGGCATGGTCTTGAACTTTTCATTTAACGACAGGAGATAATCTTGGCTGGATATCAAAGACAATCCGCTGCCGACATCGTGCCAACCGCCGTTGTACGCGCAGCCCCAATTAATAATGAACTCAATGCCTTGCGTGATGCCTTCCTGCTTGCTAATGGACACCGCCATGATGGCAGCGCAACTGAAGGTAACTTTGTTCCTCTGATTGCAGACTCTGACGCGCTTAACAAAGTTGCCGTAGACACTGCCACCAATCGTGTTGGTGTATTTGTTGAAGTGGCTGCGGCTGCTGTTGAGCAAGTGCGTGTTCAAGATGGTGCCATTGTTCCAGTTACAGACAACGATATTGACTTAGGTACAAGCGCTCTTGAGTTTAAAGACCTGTTCATTGACGGTACAGCAAACATTGATAGTTTGGTTGCTGACACTGCTGACATTAATGCAGGTACTATTGACAACACTGTCATTGGAGCTACAACACCTGTTGCTGCTACAGTTACTAATTTGACGGTCAATACTGCCGCGACCATTGCTTCTGCCGATATTAATGCTGGCACGATTGACGGTGCAGTGATCGGTGGTTCTTCTGCTCAAGCAATTACTGGCACAACTATTACAGCCAGCACAGGTTTTGTTGGTGGACTCACTGGTGCTGTCACTGGTAATACAGCTGGTACGCACACTGGTGCTGTTGTTGGCAATGTCACTGGTAACGTCACTGGTAATGTAACAGCCTCTACCGGCACTTCTACATTCAATGATGTCACCATTAACGGTGGCTTGAATATGGATGCTGGCACTGCTGCCACCATCACCAATCTCACATCACCAACCAACACTGGAGATGCTGCTACTAAGGGATATGTTGACACTGCTGATGCATTAAAACTAAATCTTAGTGGTGGCACCATGTCTGGTGTCATTGCTATGGGTACTAACAAGATTACTGGTCTTGACACTCCCACTGCAAATGCTGACGCTGCTACTAAGCTGTATGTTGATACATCTATTAGCAACCTAGTTGCTAGCGCTCCCGGCACACTTGATACACTTAATGAACTTGCTGCTGCTTTAGGTAATGACGCAAGCTTTTCTACAACAGTTACCGCTTCCATTGCTGCTAAACTTCCACTGGCTGGTGGCACTATGTCTGGTGCCATTGCTATGGGCACTAGCAAGATCACTGGGGTGGGCGACCCAACGCTGGCACAAGATGCAGCCACTAAAGCATATGTTGACACTGCTGATGCGCTAAAGCTTAACTTGTCTGGTGGCACTATGTCTGGTGCCATTGCAATGGGCACTAGTAAGATTACAGGTGTAGGCGACCCAACAGCAAATCAAGATGCTGCCACTAAAGCATATGTTGACACTGCTGATGCAGCTAAGTTGTCGCTGTCTGGTGGCACTATGTCTGGTGCTATTGCAATGGGCACCAGTAAAATTACAGGATTGGGTACACCAACTGCTGATGCTGATGCAACTACCAAACTGTATGTTGATGGCATTTTAGGTAGTGCTACAGCTGCTGCCACTTCTGCTGCTGCCGCTGCTACCTCTGCCAGTAACGCCGCCACTTCTGCCAGCGGTGCTTCTAGCTCTGCCAGTGCTGCTTCTACTTCAGCTAGCAATGCTTCTACTAGTGCCACCGCTGCTGCTGCCAGCTATGATAGCTTTGATGATCGTTATCTTGGACCAAAAGCTTCTGCTCCTTCTGTTGACAATGATGGCAATGCTTTGCTCACTGGTGCATTGTATTGGAACAGTACAAGCAACGAATTATATTTGTGGACAGGTTCTGTTTGGACTCAAGCAGCGTTCACTGCAAGTGGTTTTGCTACATTAACTGGTTCAGAAACTCTTACCAATAAAACACTTACAAGTCCTGTCTTAACTACTCCACAACTTGGCACTCCTGCAAGTGGCACTTTGACAAATGCTACAGGTCTTCCTCTCTCAACTGGTGTGACGGGAACGCTTCCGGTAGCCAACGGTGGTACGGGCCAAACGACAGCTACTGCTGCGTTTGATGCGCTGGCTCCTACAACAACCCAAGGCGACATCATCTATCACAACGGCACAGACAACGTGCGGTTGGCAAAAGGTACGGCTGGACAGGCGTTGGTTATAAATAGTGGCGCTACGGCTCCTGAGTGGAACACTGTTGGCGCATCTGCCAGCGGTGTAATTTGGGAGAACAGCTTAGTTATTTCTGCCAACTACACCCTGACAACGGCTAAGAACGGGTTCAGTGTTGGCCCTATCACCATCAACTCTGGCTATGCAGTCACAGTTCCATCAGGCCAGCGTTGGGTCGTGTTGTAGATTATGAAAAACCGAACAGAGCAAGAGCTTAAGAACATTGCATCTTCGTGGGAGATGCATGATGGAGTGCTTGTGTGGAAGCGTTTGACAAGATCAGGGAAGCGGGTTGGTGATCCTGTTGGTTTAACAACCCTGAAAAGCGGACACCAAAACTGCTTTTTGTCACTTTCTGGTAAGTTGATTGGGTATTCTGTCGGACAAATTGCATGGTTTTTGTACACGGGCAAATGGCCCAATGGGGAGGTTGATCACAAAAACTGCAACCCCCAAAATAATTTGTTTGAAAATTTGCGTCTTTCAACCCGATCAGAGCAATGCAGAAATAGAATTTCTGGAAAATCCGGCAGGCCAAATAAAGGCGTGTACAAAAGAAACTATGAAAACAAGTGGTCTGCTCAGATTTGGGTGGATGGCATTTGCAAAAACCTTGGCACTTATGATTCGGAAGATGAGGCTGTGGAGATTCGACAGCTTGCAACCGAAATGATGCACGGCATTTTTGCAAATACAAAATCTTACAGAACAGGAGTTCAATTATGAGTTCAATTGTTATTGCAGGCGACACGTCTGGAAGCGTAACGCTACAAGCACCAGCAACGGCTGGCACTACCGTGCTGACTTTGCCAAGCACAAGTGGGACGCTTAGTACGTCTGCTGGACTTTCAGCGGCAACACAAGCCGAAATGGAAACGGCAACAAGCAATACTGTTGCAGCCACCCCTTTAAACACAAACTATCATCCCGGTGTTGCAAAAATGTGGATTAAGTGCAACGGGGCAAAAACGACAATTAACGCTTCACACAATGTTACCTCAATTACTGATGATGGAGCAGGACTGTTGACGGTCACGATAGCAACTGACTTTAGTAGTTCAAACTATGCGGTATTAGTTAGTGCCTTGTCTGGAAATTATTCAGACAGCACTTGTGTGACTGCCGTTACCGCAGGGGCTGTGTCCGTTGTAAATGATCGATCTGGAACTCCTACAAATCCTAGCTCATACTTTGTTGTGTGTTTTGGAGATCAATCATGATTGTTATTAAAAAAGCAAGTGGCGGTGTTTCTATCATGCGGCTCGTTGGGGATGCCGATGTAGCTACCTGCATCTCTCAATGGCAAGAAGTAAATCCAGACCAGTATGTAATGCATGTTGAAATTTTGGAAACTGATTTGCCTGCTGACCAATCTACTCGCGCACGGTGGAAGTTGGAAAACGGTACAGTGGTGCTTTCCACCGACTCCGACACCACAGTACCAGCACCAACAAAAGAACAACTGCTTGCGCAACTGAATGCGCTGTCGGCTCAAATTCAAGCATTGGAGTAAATCATGCCAGTAGTCATCACAGGTAACAACACGCCCACCGCTGGCGGAATAACCTACGGCGATGGGTCAACCTACGCAAACACAGCGGCTGGGACTTCTGGACAGCTACTGCAAAGCAATGGAGCATCTGCGCCTACTTGGGTGGCAGCACCAACTGGCGGCTTTACTCTTGGAACCCCTGTTGCTTCAACATCTGGAACATTTATTGACTTTCTTAGCATTCCTGCTGGAGTTAAGCAAATAATAATTTCGTTTAGCAATGTTTCTACCAATGGCACATCTCAAAAGTTGATTCAAATCGGTGATTCTGGAGGCATAGAAATTACTGGTTATTCTTCACGCTCAACTTCAATTATTGGTACAACTGTAGCAGGCACTGGTACGGCTTCTGGTTTTCTTATCTATTCAATTCTTGCGTCAACTGAATTGTCAGGCAGCATTACTTTGACACTTCAAAATGCCACTACATTTACTTTTGAGAGTACTGGAATATTTTCAGATTATAACGAGGGCGCTCAATTTTTTACCTCTGGCGGCAAAAGCCTATCTGCCACCCTTGACCGAGTTCGAATTACAACAGTAAACGGCACTGACACGTTTGACCTCGGCGAAATTAACATTGCCTATATCTAAGGAACTATCATGCACGGAATAGTATGTGACGTAAGTACAGGCATTATTAGCCATGTTAATTTAACGGCTGAAGAAATTGCCGAGGTGCAAGCCCGTGCGGCAGCGTATGTTGAGCCAACAGTACCAGCACCGACCAAAGAACAACTGCTTGCAGAGTTGCAGGCTCTGACAGCAAAAATCAACGCACTGGGGTAAATCATGAGTTCAATATCAGCAGGAACCACATCAGGCTCAGCCCTTGTCTCTAGCGGCGATACGACTGGTGCATTGGTTTTCCAGACCAATGGAACCACAACAGCGCTCACCCTAGGTACAGACCAGTCTGCTACGATTGTGGGTAAGGCCACGATGGTTGGCACGGCAAGCGTTGCAGGCTTAAAGATTGCCGATGTGTTGGAGACGGCTACCATCTCTGCCACTGCGGCTACAGGAACAATCGCCTATGACGTGACCACTCAGGCTGTGCTGTACTACACCAGCAACGCAAGTGCTAACTGGACAGTCAACTTCCGTGGTTCGTCTGGCACCAGCCTGAACACGCTGATGGCTAATAACGAATCAATGACTGTCGCCTTCCTTGTAACTCAAGGCAGTACTGCTTTTTACAACAGCGCTGTGCAAGTTGACGGCACTACCTCTGGAGTCACTACCCGCTGGCTTGGTGGTGCTCCTACTGCTGGTAATGCAAGCGGCATCGACAGCTACCGCTACCTCATCATCAAGACAGGCAGCGCGACTTTCACAGTGTTGGCAAGCAACACACAATTTAAGGCATGATGAACACCGCCTACGTTTACACGCTGACAGACCCTAGAAATGGGATGCCCTTTTACGTTGGTAAGGGACATGGTAAGCGTTGCGAGTTTCATTTGGATGAGGCTAAATATTACACCAAGCGCAAGTCAAAGAAGCTAAATAAGATTCGTAAACTTATGTCACTTGGTCTGCAACCAATCATTACCAAAGTTGAAGAAAATGTTTCAGATGCACAGGCTATTGATTTTGAGTGTTTGTTAATTGCTGAAATGCGTGATATTGGCATACCATTGACCAATATGACAGATGGTGGTGATGGTGCTAAAGGTTACAAGCATACTGAAGAAAATAAACGCCTTGCTTCTGAGCGTCAAAAGAATCGTGTTATGACAGAAGAACACAAGCAGAAGATGCGTAAACCTAAGTCAGAAGAAGGTAGGGCTAATATTGCCAAAGCGAGATTGACTACAACTTATAGACCATCTCAAGAAACAAAACAAAAAACTTCTGAGGCATTGTTAGGTCGTGCAAGTCCAATGAAAGGACGCAAGCAATCTGAAGAAGCAAAAGCTAAAATGAGTGCATGGCGAAAGGGAAGAACAAAGCCCAAAGTTGAGTGCATTCACTGTAACCAATTAGTCGCTGTCAACACTGCAAAGCGTTGGCATTTTGACAACTGCAAAAGCAAGGAATAAAGATGCCTTTACAAGCTACCAGTGGAGCCGCCTCGTATGACGCTTTCGGAGGAGGAGTGCCTGTTGAACCAGTATATATAGAACAAATTTTCAGCCCATACCTTTACACGGGTAACGGCTCTACACAGACCATCACCAATGGCATTGACTTGTCTACCAAGGGTGGATTGGTTTGGACAAAATCAAGAACTACTGGGTACTCACATTCTTTAATTGATACAGTTAGGGGTACTAAATCTGATTTAAGAAGCAATGGAACAGATGCTGCATTATCTTTATCTTCAACTGCTGGATTTTCTTCCTTTGATACATCTGGATATTCAATAGCAGGTGATTTTGGTGGGTGGGGCAGTCTTAATGCCAGTGGAGAGCCACACGTCTCATGGACATTCCGCAAGCAGCCTAAGTTTTTTGATGTTGTGACCGTAAGTTATTCGGGAACTGCAATCACGGTAAATCATGGACTAGGGTCTGTTCCCGGCTGTATTATTCTAAAACAAACCGATGGAGTATCAATTTGGAGGGTATATCACCGCTCTGTTACAGGAGTAGATAGCACCGGAGCACTGAACAGTACCCTTGGTTTTGCAAGTCCAAACGGGTATAGCAATTTTGCCAGCAGTATAACTAGTACATCTTTTACTTTTGATGCCGGTTTTCCTTCGGGCACATACGTAGCCTACCTATTTGCCCATGACGCAGGAGGATTTGGCACAGCGGGTACAGACAATGTGATTTCGTGTGGGTCGTTTAGCGGAGCCTCGCTGGTAACACTTGGATATGAGCCGCAGTGGGTTTTATCAAGAAGGATTGATACTGCTGGTGATTGGAGAATATTTGATACTATGCGTGGGTTTGACGTAAGCGCAGGTGGCGCACTTCTAAGTCCCAACAGAAGTGATGCTGAAACTGTTGGCTATGACATCAGACCTTCTGCCACTGGATTTACTCCTACTTCTTTTCCATCGGGAACCAACATCTACATAGCCATACGCCGTGGCCCGATGAAAGTGCCTACGTTGGGGACGAGTGTGTTTAGCCTGTCACAGTTTTCAGCTTCTGCAACAAATACAGGTAGCTCGGTTCTTACAGACTTAGTTATAGCAAAAAACCCAGCGGCAGGAAAAGACGTTTTTGCAATGAACCGTTTGGCGGGTACTTTGCATTTAACCACGTCAACTAGCAATGGCGAAGGCGGCACTGCATCGCAAGGTGCGTGGAATGTAATGACCGGTTTTAGGTTTACAGCCTCTGCTAATTCATATACCGGTGATTTTAGTAGCTCCGCTCAGATTGCTTGGCAATTTAAACGTGCTCCCTCGTTTTGCGACGTAGTGTGTTATGCAGGGACGGGAACTAGCGCCGCCCAAGCGCACAATTTGGGAGTAACACCAGAATGGGTAATCTGCAAAGATCGTACAGGTGCTACCTTCCCAGATTGGGGCTTGTGGAGTGCTGGTGATGGAATAGTTAACCATGATATTTCTGGTTTGTCGTTAAATTTAACTGCGGGAGCAACTTATATAGACCTCGGGTATTCTTCACGTTTTACGGCAACAACTTTTCGACCCGATACTGTTTACGATACAGGTGGGAACGGTAAAAATCAATCGGGACACACTTATGTAGCCTACCTTTTTGCAACCTGCGCTGGTGTTTCCAAAGTTGGTTATTACGTAGGTACAGGCACACTAACCACAATTAACTGCGGGTTTGTTGCTGGAGCAAGATTTGTCATAATTAAAAATGTTAGTTCTACAGGTGGCTGGTATGTATGGGATTCAACGCGAGGCATGGTTTCAGGCACTGATCCATCGCTGCAATTGAACAGCGCAGCCGCTGAATCTAACGCCGACTCTGTTTACGCAGTGACCACAGGCTTCCAATTACTTGCTTCTCCCGCCGTTGCGGTAAACACTAATTTAGCAAAATACATTTTTCTTGCAATCGCATAAGGAACAACTATGACTGATCAAAAATTAAATTTAACTCCAGCAGCGCTGATTGACCTTCCGGTGCGCGAAGGGATGGTAGCAACCCTGCGTGGCATCTTCAATGAGTACGTTGTGTATGACGGCGGGTTTAATAGCTATGACAACGCAGAGCCTGAGATGGAAGACCTTGCCCAAAAGCTGATTAACGCTGTGCTCAAAGATGTAGTGCGGGCTAGTGATGGTTTTGATGGTGACGCTACTGAATTTGGCGCGTGGATACAGCAGCAAATAAAGGAATAATCATGCAAATCCGAATTAGAACATCAGGCGCGGTAATGTACGAAGCAGAGTTTCGTACATATCAAAAAGCCAACGGCGGCCCTACATGGGACATAACAACAGATGAAGTCTTAACAGCCTTGGGTGCTGATGTAGTTTTTGAAGGCCCACAAGCCACAGGCGGCACGGTCTATCAGTACAGCCAACGTGCAGGCGTAGAGCAGCTTGACGGCAAGTGGTACACCAAGTATGTGCTTGGCCCTGTGTTCACAGACACCCCCGCAACTGACACTGAGCCAGCCAAGACTGCCGCTGAGAATGAAGCTGCATACAAGGCCATGAAGGACGCTGAACAAGCCAAGTCTGTTCGCACGAGCCGTGATGAAAAGCTGGCTGAGACTGATTGGCGTTATCGCCGTGACCAGACAACAACACCCGCATGGGATGCATATTGCCAAGCCCTGCGTGATGTACCTGCACAGGAAGGATTTCCGTGGACGATTACATGGCCTACACAACCGGAGTAATAAATGACCGAAGATATAACCCACCGAGAAATATACGACAGGCTGGTGGCTGTTGAAGGCAAGGTTGATGCATTGACAGAAAGCACCAAAGATGTGACAACAGCGTTTGCTGCTGCTCAAGGTGCCTTTAAGGTGTTAGAAACACTAAGCAAACTAGCAAAGCCCTTGCTGTGGATTGGCGGCTTCTTTGCTGCCATTGCCGTCTTCATCCAAGAATTTAAGAGTCACTAATGGATGCTCTGCCACCACCACCGCCAGCAATTCAAGCTCCCGTATTTGAATGCGTGAAGTGGTCGTGGACTCCTGATAGGTTGTTAGTTTGGTGTCTGAAATGGCGGGAGAAGAAATAATGATTGATCCGGTCACGGCACTCGCCGGTATTCAATCAGCTATTTCGTTAGTCAAAAAAGCGGCGAAAGTTGCAAACGATCTTGGCAGCTTGGCTCCAATGATCGGAAAAATGTTTGATGCCAAGAGCGTAGCTACAAAAGCTATGCTCGAAGCTAAGCGGTCTAAAAAAGGCTCAAACATGGGGACGGCTCTCCAGATTGAGATGGCTTTGGATCAGGCCCGTGTTTTTGAGGAAGAGCTAAAAATGCTCTTTATGCAGACAGGCAAGATAGATGTGTGGAATAAAATCAAATCCCGACAAGCCGAGATGGATAGGGATGATGCTAAAGAAATAAGCGCATTAAAAGCACAAGAAAAGAAAGCAAAAGAAAAAGCAGATGAAATGACTGAGATTGCTTTGGCAATAGCTGTTGTTTTCTTTTTAATTTTCTTTGCCGTTGTTGGTGTAAGTGAACTTATAGATTTCTGCCAAAAAACAAAAGGGTGTGTTTAATGTGTTTTCGATACTTAAATGGTTTGATGTTGGTGATAACTGGCGAATTGGTATTGACCGTTTCATCAGGTGCTGCGCTGCTGTGCTTGCAATAAATTGGTTACTAGACTTGTTGTATATATTGCCAGCTAATGAATCTAAAAAGATTATAGATTTTTTAATTTCTAAAAACCCTCTGTAGAAAGATTAAATAATGGATTGGTTAAAACAAATTGCACCTACGATTGCTACGGCACTAGGTGGTCCACTGGCTGGTATGGCTGTCTCTGCCATTAGTAAAGCTATTGGTGTTGACCCTGAGAAGGTTGGCGATTTAATCTCTAGCAACAAGCTGTCAGCAGATCAAATTGCTCAGGTTAAAATTGCTGAGATTGAATTGCAGAAACAAGCGCAGGAGCTTGGACTTAATTTTGAAAAGCTAGAAGTTGAAGACCGCAAGTCTGCGCGTGACATGCAAGCAACTACTAGGTCAATGATGCCACCCCTGCTTGCTGGTGCTGTGACTATTGGGTTCTTCAGTATTATGGGGATGATGTTCTTCAACCAGATTGATAGTAACAACCCTGCAATATTAATGATGTTAGGTAGTTTAGGCACAGCTTGGACGGGCATCATTGCATATTATTTTGGAAGCTCTGCTGGCTCACAAGCTAAGACAGACCTATTGAGTAAAAAATGAACTTGACAGCAAACTTTTCCTTACATGAAATGACTAAGAGCGAAACTGCTCTGCGTAAAGACATGCCCAATGAACCAACAGAAGCTGACATTGCAAATCTAAAACTGCTGGCTGAGAAAGTGTTGCAGCCATTGCGTGACCACTATGGTGTTGGCATTAAAGTCAACAGTGGCTATCGTAGTCCAGATGTTAATGCTGCTGTTGGTGGTAGTCGCACAAGCGATCATTGCAAAGGACAAGCTGCTGACATAGAAATTGCTGGTATTCCTAACGCAACACTTGCACAATACATCAAAGATAGTTTACAATATACACAATTGATTTTAGAATTCTATACTCCCGGTGTTCCAGATAGTGGATGGGTACATGTATCATATGATAGTAACAATCTCAAGTGCCAAGCATTGACAGCTACTAAAAAAGATGGTAAGACTGTATATCTAAACGGCCTTGTGGCTTAATATAAAAGGTTAATAATGGCTGAAAACTTTACAGCAAAACAAAGAGAAGTCATCGCTCGTAAGATGGGCTATGATGGTCCAATGCAGGGCTTCGATATGTTTCTCAATAGCTCACCAGCGTTAGCTTCTAAATTCAACTCTGTTACTGACAAGTATGTTGCTAAGATGGCTAATGGTGGGTTGATTGAAAAGTTGTATCTAGATAAACTTGGTCGCCCACCAGATGCTGTGGGTCTTGCACATTGGTCGAAAGCGTTTGGTACAGACCTACCGGGCGGCGAAGTGGACAAGGATGAGCTTAAATTGTTTGAAGAGGCTGCTCAGGCTGAGAGAACAGCAAGAGGTATAGTTAACTACCCAACAATTGACTTGTATAAAGATAACCAATTTGCAGCATACGTCCCTCCAGTTAGCAACCTGTACACCCCCGGTGTACAAGCACCAACGCCAATGCCAGCACCAGCACCAGCACCATCATCCGTAGGTGGCGCATTCAACACGCCCGGTATTCCACAGGGAGGGACAGCGATAGTTCCTGTAACAAACGCACCAGCACCTGCACCTGCAAAAACTGCTCCCGTAACTGGTGGTGTCACTGGCGGTGGTGATGTTACATACACAGCTATTGGTGGTAAGCCAATTGCTGGCGACCCGGCTTCTATAAGTCCTGCCTTAACTGCTGAAGCACCAAACCAAATCATTACTGGTACGTTAGTTAAGGCACCAGAAACAGCATCGAAGGTTGGAACAACTAGTCAAGCAACAAAAGCAACAGATGCAGTGGGAACAGGAGTTGCAGCGGGATCGATGGTGGCAGGAGTAAGAAAACCAGCAGAAGAATATACCTATTCTGGCGCTGCCACGGGCCTTGAAACTAAGTTAAATTTGGTAGATGCAGCTGAAGGTGAGTTTCTTGAAACAAGTAAATTGGCAGGTCAGACAGCAACTCCGACAACAAATGCAGTAGCAGCAGCAAAAACAAGCAAAGGCACCGATGTAGTAGCCCCCACTGTTGGTCGTACTATTTCAGAAACTGAAAAAGTTTCTGGCACTAGTGTTGATAAAACTACGACTGACGCAGCTTTGGCTCTGAATAAACTAGAAACAGCACAGGGCACTGTCACTGAAGACATGACTGTGCAAGGTCAGCTTAATAAGCTGCTAGTGAACTTTGATGCCGGTAAGCCACCGACTTGGGCGCAAGCCACTATGCGTACAGCTACAGCAACATTAGCTGCTCGTGGTCTTGGTGCTTCTAGTCTAGCTGGTCAAGCCATTGTGCAAGCTGCTCTAGAGGCAGCTATGCCTATTGCTGCTGCTGATGCCAAAGTGTATGAACAGATGGGTTTGCAAAACCTTTCTAATAAACAACAGACGGCTGTGCTTCTAGCGCAACAACGGGCAGCATTTATAGGTCAAGACTTTGATCAAGCCTTTCAGGCTAAGGTGTTGAATGCTGCCAAGGTATCTGATATTGCCAATATAACTTTTTCAGCTGCTCAACAGATTGCTCTTGAGAATGCCCGTATTGCTAATACTATGGACTTGGCAAGTCTGTCTAATCAGCAAGCAACTGCCCTAGCTAATGCTGCCACTTATGCTAATATGGAGTTGGCTGGCTTGAATAACAAACAGCAAGCTGCTGTTTTTAATGCCAAAGCCTTCCTCGACATGGACATGAAGAATTTAGATAATGAGCAGCAGACTACTCTGTTTAAAGCACAACAGATTACTACAGCTTTGTTGTCTGATGCTGCTTCTGAAAACGCTGCTAAGCAATTTAATGCTAGCAGTACTAATCAAGCAAGTCAATTCAATGCCAGCTTAGCTGCACAAGTTAGTCAGTTTAACAATGCTCAAGAGAATGCGCTTAAGCAATTTAATACTGACCAAACAAACTCTATTGCTAAGTTTAATGCTGAAGCACAGAACTTGCGTGATAATTTTAACAGCAATCAGCGCCTTGTCATTGATCAGTCTAATGCTCAGTGGCGGCGTGAGATTAGTACAGCAAACACTGCTGCTACTAACGCAACTAATTATATCAATGCACAGAATTTGCAAGCAATGACACTAGCAGAGTATAATAATGCCACTCAGCTGTATCGTGATCAAATTGAGATGGCATGGAGCAGCTATGAGAAAGATGCAGATCGTGCTGTAGACATAATTAAATCACAGATAGTAGGAGGCGCTACAACCTCAGCTGCTAAAAGCGCTTCTGATGCTGCGCTATGGAAATCTGTAGGTGAGGTTGCAACAAAGTTTGCTACGAAATATTTTGATTTGGATTAAAGAAGGACATGTATGAGCTACTATAAAATAATGAAACAAGTTGATGAAAAGATTTCTGCTGCTAAAGCCTCAAAGAAAGCTGATTTAACTGGAAGTGGCTTGCTTGCTAGAACTAAATTTCCCGTGGGACCTACAAGAGGCTCTGATGTAACTGATGAAATTGCTTCTTACATTGACACAATTCGCACACGCAAAGAGGAGCTTATAAATGGCAAAGATTGATTTTTTAAGCGCCCCAATTCCCGGCATGTCGCTTACAACGGAACCCGGCAATCGTCCTTGGGAGCAGCCACCACAGCTTACTAAGTTGTCTGAGGTTGTTGACTATTACACTGATCGCCTAACTGAACCAGAGCTTGTTGATTCTTTGATGGATGCTATATCTAACGATGCACCTGTCTATGAAACAGTTATGGGACTAGTTAATTATTCTGTAATGAATGGTGTTCACAGTGTTGACACCGGCATGATGGTGTCTGTTGTAGTTGTTGAAATGATTAAAGCTCTTGCTGAGCTTAATGGCATTGGCTACATCTTAACGGCAAACGATAAAGAAAAAATGACTAGGGTTGATAGTAAGATTGCTCGTGATGCAATTAGGGAAGTTACACAAGCAGCAAATCAGCCACCTCCAGTTAAAGAAGAAGTGCCTGAGTCTGTAACAAGTCGTGGCCTGATGGCTAAAGGAGCAAGATAATGGGGTTCTCTTTAAAAGGATTTCTCACTGGTGTTGCAACATCAGTCGGTGATACTATGGATGAGGAGCGTAAGCAGACTAACGCTCTTATTGCTCAACGTACTAAGAACTCTTTTGAAAACTATAGTAAGTATCAAGAGACTACAGAAGCGCTTCGTGCTGACATCAAAAAGAAAGACTCACAGCTTCTTAACTATCAACCTGACTTGACAGAGCAAGAGCGCATTGCTGCTGCTGGTATTCCAAATCTTGTTGACATGTATCAGCGGATGCTGACAGAAGGTAAACAAGTCACAGTTCGTGACATGATTAAAGTTAGTAAAGACACAGTTGGTTTGAAATTTGATAGCTATGTCAGTGAGCTTGGTAAGATTAAACCTACTGAAACAGCTGCTGCTCCAGTGTCTACAAAGTTCCTTGGTCCTTCTGAAGAATCTCAGCGTAAGATGGGTGAGAAAATTGCTAGGGTAACTGGTGTTCCAGAGGCCGAACTGCGTAGCTTTGAGCGTATGCCAGCCACTGCCAATGTTCCGTCTATGGGTAGCATTAACACTGAGGTGTTTAAGAAAGCACCAAAGCAAGTTGGGTCTGTTCAAGAAGCGCTGAATATAGCCGAAGTTGTTATGTTTGATATTCAAAAATCTAAAGGTGTAGATAACCCTGAGTGGAAAGAAGCAAAAAGAATTCGTGATGTGGCAGCTAGCTTCTTAGATAAAAATGTTGAGGACATAAACAAAGAAGCTTTGCGGTTGCGCCGAGAACTAATTGATGAAACAGACCCTGTTGTTAAAGCAAAGAAAATCAAAACAATTGCGGCTCTAGAAGAGAATATTCTTGCAAATAAAAAAGCAACAAGTCTTAAAGAACCTAAAAGTGATGCTGATAAACAGAAAACATACAATTCAATTAAAACAAGGGTTGATGATTTTGTTGCTAATCGTATGCGTGAAGATGAAGGGTTTGATTGGAAAAAGTATTATGACTTTAAAACCTTTAAGATGGAAGATGGTTCAACATACACTAGCGCTACAGTCAAGACTACTGTAGGTGTTACAGAACAACGAATATTATTTGCTAAAGAAAAAGAACTTGCTAAACAAGCACTGGGTGCATATGGCTATATCGACAAAAAAACAGGTGTTCCTATGTACAAAGAGATTGGTGACTTTATGATTAGTAGGGGTATTTCAACTGGTCAATCTCCACCAGAGACTGATGCCACCCCTGCACCAGCGGCAACAGCGGCAGCACCTATCAGAGTTACAGCACCCAATGGTCAGGTTTTGCAGTTTCCAAACCAAGCCGCAGCAGATGAATTTAAGAAAAAAGCAGGTATTAAATAATGGCAACTGACTACGAAGCACTTGCAAAAGAGTTTGGTGGTATGCCAGCAGAAGGTGGTGCATTTCGTGGTATGCGTTCTGATGTGCCGCCACCATTAACACCACCAGCGGCACCAACGCCTGTTGACTATGCGGCAATGGCTGCTGAGTTTGGTGGTAAGAAGGCGCAAGACTCCATTACACCAGCTGTTGAAGGCGGCGGTGGTGCTGCCTTTGGTGTCTTTCCAAGACCCGGTATCAAAACTCCACTGACTGAACCTAAGAAGCCCATTGAAGTGGCGCAAACTAAAGACTTTACAGCGCTTGACACTGCCATTGAAACTCTGACACCAAAGCCAAAGGTTAGTACAACTGCCCCTGTTGAAGGTGTTGGTGGTGCAGCCTTTGGTGTTGTACCAAAACAACCAATGGGTGGTCGCAATCTTGGACTAACACCAGAGGTTGCTGCTAAGTCTCCAGAGATTGTGTCATTTGCTAGAGACTATCTCAAAACCCGTCAGCCAAATAATGTACAGGCTAAAGACCCTGTTGAGTTGATGAATCAATTTAGAAATTCATTTGCGCGTACAGACGCTGAAGAAGTTACCGAGCTTACATACTTAGCAAATGCTACACCAGAGCAGCGAGAGATGTCTCTCAAAGCTCGTGATGTTGTAGGTAAGATGGGTGGAGACATTGGCGCAAAAGCTGTTGCTGTGCTTACTAGTCCAACTACATATGCTGGTCTTGGTGCTGGCTTCCTTTATAAACAAGCTGCTCTGCGTACAACACAGGCACTTGCAACGACTCAGCTTAAAACAGCAGGTGTCACTGCTCTCACTGAAGGTGCTGTTGCCGCTGGTACAAACATTGTTAAACAGAAACAAGACATTGAGCTAGCGTTGCGTGATGAAATTAGCTACATTGAAGTGGCTGCTACTGCTGGTTTAAGCATGGCTATTGAAGGCGTTGTTGCAGCAAAGACTGTATCGGCTGGCGGTAAGCGTGTTGCTGAGCGCGTTGAAGATTTAAAAGCTGCTAAGGAAGCTCCAGCACTGTACGACAAAGCAACAGAAGATTTTAAAGCTAAGTTCATTCAAAAAGAACACGAGATAACCGGCCCTGCTCCACTGTATGAATCAGCAGCAGCGCGACAAGCTGGTCGTGAAGCAACACTAGATACTGCTGTGCCACCAACAGATGTATATCAAGCTGTTCTCAACAAGCCTATTGTTGATGACATCTTCAAAGTTGCTAAGCAATTGTTCACTGACAATCCAGAGCTTCGTCCAAACTTGAATGAAGTTAGGACTGTGCAGGGTATTAGTGATGCTTTAAAGAT